TCCTCTTTGCTGGTGCGCAGGCGGGTCAGTTCATCAAAGATATACAGGGTCTTTCTGGCTGCATCGTAGTGGCAGCGGTTGAACGCCCACGGGTCAGGATACCAGCCCCAGTCAACGCCGTTTTCAATGGTGTCAAAGTTCTTGATGGCTTTGTTGGCGATCGGTTCAAGCCGCAGATTTTCAAACACCTGTGTACCGCTGCCTACCGCTTCGCCCAGATATTCGTGCCGGTACTTGGTGGGCTTGGTCTCCTTAATGTACTCTGCCTGGGCCAAAAATTTAGGGCCGAGCCAGGCGGCCGGTGCCTCCAAATAGGTGGAATGGTGGATATGTTTGCCCTTGCGTTCCTCGCGGGCATAGCGGTTTGCCCAGTTGCGAGAGGCCGCAGGCGGGTTGAAGCTGATAAAGGTCAGGCCAAATTCGCCGCCGCGCAGGGCGGATTGCTGCACATTTCGCACAGCTTCCTCACCGCCCTTGATCTGGTCGGCTTCCTCAAACCACAAGATGCCAATGTACCCAAATGGCAGCTTGATGGATTTGATTTTCTGTGGGTCATCCAATCCTCGGAACAAAATGCGCTGCCCCGTAGGCAGATAGATGCATTGCAGCGGGCTTTGTGTGCAGCGGAACTTGGTGGTAAGCCCCAGTTTGTCGATGGCCCAAAGGATCTGTGCATACACACTGTCCCGCATCGTGTCGCCAACCTGGCGTGTCACCAGCGCATGGCAGTCCGGGTGTTTTAAAAGCTGCTGCACCAGTTCCACACTAACATACGAACTTTTCAAGCTGGCACGGCCGCCGGCTTCAACAGCTTCGTCGATGATGCCCATGTTGATGAGCCGGTGGGTCTCGTAG